CAGCACCAGCACCAGCACCAGCACCAGCACCAGCACCAGCACCAGCACCAGCACCAGCACCAGCACCAGCACCAGCACCAGCATCAGCACCACTACTGCTTGAGAACTGGAATAGACCACCGGCAGCAGCAGCAGCAGCACCAGGACCGCAATTACTCCTTGAAAATCGTAAAAATAATAAGCCAAAGCGTAGACGGATAGTGATTGATAATAATAATAACGGAGAGCCGATAGGACATTTAGATGAAGACGATGAAGAAGAGCGTGAATCATTTGGACCAAAACAGTCGCGTGGTTTACCGGCAAGCAGCGATGAAGAGGAAGAAGAGGAGGAAGAGGAAGAGGAAGAGGAAGAGGAAGAGAAGCCAAAGCGTAAGCGAATCGTTATAAAGAATAATAATAACACAGAGCCGACAGGACACCTTGACGAAGACCACAATGACGAAGACAATAGAACAGCATTTGGACCAGAACACCCTCGTAAGAGAGGATATGAGCCAGTGCCATTAAACAATGAAAATAATAATACATGGACTGTAAATAATAATAATGACGAAAATCTCCTTCCACCATCGAACAATGACGAACCGCCTCCGCCACCGAATGATGACGAAGCACCGCCGCCACCACCTAACAATAATCAAGATCAGCCGGCAAATCGCAAGTTAGTTATGGGTGTAGGAAAAGAGGACCGCACAACAACTGAGATCGCGAAACAGTTAGGTGAAGCCATCAAGCGTGAACCAAATAGAGGCAAAGACATTAATAAAGATGAGAAATATGACCAACTCAAGGAACTTCAAGCGGCTTATGAAGACGGTGACAAGGTCCGCGACTTCAAGGATGTAGAGCCGCTTATCAACGAATTCTTAGAGGGCTTTGATGCCGATGGACCATTGAAGACCGCTTTCCTCAAGAACTACAAAACGAAATTGGATAAGACACACTGGACACTATACCTGAAGAATCTGTTTGAAGCCATAGGAAAATTAAGTAATAAACCATCGGTACTCAACACTACCAGAAAGAAAGGCGGCAGACGCGCACAAAGAAAATCTACCCGCTATACAAGAAAGAATCGTAAATGAATATTCTCCTAAAGGCAAAGTACAGTTTTTACAGCGCCCTAGTGTTTTTCCTAGTCGCCAACCCTGAGACCTATAAGATTACCGATTGGCTGTTCAGCCGGTTCATGCCAGAAATCGCCAACAACGCTGGCGCACCAACCCCTGTAGGTCTCTTTGTTCACACCATCATTTTCTTTAGCGTCATGTTAGCACTCATGATGTTCCCACGCGACTAGACCCATACAAATATCGCCCGGTTAGTTAAGAAGCCCTATGGCACCAACTCGCCGTAAATACCATCCTACTCGTTATTACGCTGGTCTTTCCAAGACCCAAAAAGCAAAGCGTTATAAGGAGATTCAGCATTTTGGCGCCATTGATTGGCGGTCACCACGAGCCTACCAGGGATTCAAAACCGATAAAGGGGTCAAAACGAAGACCTCATCATACATTGAACAACTCACCCGTAAGTTCCGCAGTATGGGCGTTGATCCGAATAAGACCAAATCTCTTAAGGCAAAAGCCGCCGTCACTGGTGTCCCCCTTCGTTTCCTCAAAGCCTCCTATAACCGCGGTTTAGCCGCCTGGCGCACCGGTCATCGTCCAGGTGCCACCGAGCAGCAGTGGGGTTACGCACGCGTGGCGTCCATGCTTGTCTGCGGCAAAACCGCCCAAGGACCCGATGCTGATATTGTTAGAAACGCCAGGAAATCTTCCGCATCCGCCCGCAAATGGTGGAAGAACTGTAAGCCCTAAACACCATACCCAGCCGGTGCCACTCCATTATTTACCTCCAAGTCCTTTTTCGCCTGTTCAATAAGCGGAGGAATAAGTGCCATTGCTTCTCGTGAAACAAACCAACCGTTTGTCACATATTTGAACATACGATCTTGGAACATCGCCTTTACGCGCACCCAATGTTCATGATCGGTCCAATCAGGATGAATTCGCAATTGATACTGATAGCACCGATGAACCCGATAGGAGCACAGTAGATCCGCCTGGCGGACTACGTGATACACACGGTCCCAATCACCATGATCAGGAAAGACTGGCTTCCTATCCACAACTGCCCCACATAACTTACTATAGGACATTGTAGTAATCATGGACAGAAGTGCATCCGCCCGCGCATCACTCCATCCAATACTTGTTAGAAACTGATGGACGTGTATGGATGCTAGTTCAGGATCTACGTACTTCTTATCAACGCAGTCGTGAAGAGCGGCAGCGTACCTTACCATTGATTTCTCATCCATGCTAAATGAATAGTCCATTAGCTTCTCAGCAAAGTACACACAATCACGCGAGTGGGTAACATCATGGCTAGGGTCTATATTGTACTCTTTACAGAACGTATCTATAAAGTTATATAAGATATCCATTGTTACCAACTAAACTACCGTGTGCAGCCGTCTCAATTTTTTCTAATATATCACAAAAAGTGAAGTATACATATAAATACTACCATTGAGTAGAATGGCGGTATTTATAAAGAAGGTCAGCCCCAACACTATAGAGGATGAAGCAGAACTTCAAAACATAGCAGCATCGTATGGATTTGCGCCTAAAGTTTATAAGACAACAGAGGACGAGATTCATATGGAGGACCTACAGGAAATGTGTATTGCTGATAAGTATGGAGAAGATCCCACTAGTATTCCCGCATACATTTGGGTCTCTATTCGTACTATAATTCATACATTGTATCACAGAGAAGGTATTGAATATATTGATATTACTCCTTACAATTTTATTGAAAAGGACAAAAAGGTGTATATTATTGACTTTGGACACGCCAGTTATTACAAGTCCAAAGAAATGATGAACTGGTTTCTCAAAGAGTTTCTAGAGGATGGCGTCAATACATGGAATCCAGATTTCAAATAAACATAAAAATTGACCTAAACCCGTAACAATAATCATATACCACAAGTAAATAAAATGGGGTTTGATCTTAACATTCATGCTGATCTACTGATTTGTTCGGATACAGGAAAGCCGTACTTCTATATTTCTGATGGTTCTCGTATGCGTATTTATGACCTGTCAAAACTCACGATTCCTAAGGAGCATAGACGGTTCCTCAATCAGCGGGGAAGCATCTTTCACGCCTATACAACGTGTGTCTTTGAAAATAAGGATATTTATAATGTGTCTGTTTACGAATTTCTAGAGAAGTATCCGTCATGGGACGTAGTCAAGTCCTATGATGAGGAGTGTGTATATTGGACGGAAAAGGATCACAATGAATTCAAGGCGGCACTGGAATGGTTCAACAAGGATTATATTCAATATCGTATTGATTGGTCATATTAATCGTAACTATAAGTAAGATGGAACAGCTAAGAAATGCTGTAAGCAGAATCGGCGTAGAGGAACTTGTCAATTGCGTTCTTGTTCAAGAAGGCGTAAGAAACGCTTTTTTACTTCAGTATATTGATTATGGGGAAAACTCACCATACAACCTAGAATCAAGCCAAAAACTTGTAGGGATACAAAAGTATTTTCCCGATTTGAAACAGTCGCCGAGTATTGAAGGAATGATTATTTCTAAAAATGCTTATACATGGGAAGAGATTTACAATGAAGAAGCTATGGGTAAAATTCTTGGATTTCCGTGCGCTGAAGAGTTTGTCTATATTCTTCGTCATCCAAAAGAACCATCGGTCACCATAGAAATTATCGTTCATTTGAAACCTGGAGGTGATAAGGATCGTGTTCAAATTATGGTATATCGGTGCCGAGATCTATCACACTTTCCAGAGGCGGTTGCCTTTGCAAAGGAAGTCGAACAGGTGTTGAAAAACGACCCGTTGATTGGACGAATTATTAAGAGTGTAGAAGCGAGGAAAACAATACGATTGGGCGAGCCTAAAAGAGTGACGAGAACCAAGTCATTTCGGAAACGCGGGAGCTCCCGTCGCCGCTCTCAGGCGTCTCGAAAACGAAGGGGAGACCAGGTGCTGAAATAGCCGCCTCTTTACAAAACTTCGCCAACTCATCCTTACCAATTGTACCTTCCCCGATATTGGCATGACGGTCCACATGGGCGCAGCATGCCGTTAACGAATCATTGAGATGAATGACGCCGACATTGGACCAGCCGATCTTCTCCCCAATAAGTGCCGCCAATCCAGTCATCTTATAGCCGCACGCAAAGACATGGCAGGTATCGACGCAGCAGCCGAACGACTCGGCACCATAAACACCGACCAAGTCCTTTACAAAGGCACCGAACACGCCCAAATCACGAGCGACTTCGGTGCCCTGACCCGCACAGGTCTCTAGCAGAAGCCGGCAGCACGGCGCACCACTACTGCGAGCAGCATCCATAACAGCGCAGAAGAACCCGCGCATGCGGCGCAGACCCTCGGCTTCGCCGAGTTTTAGGGACTTTCCGACGTGGATAACGACGCCTCGCGCACCAATTCGAGCACCTGCCTGGAGGAGATTAACGACAAGCGAAACCAGGCGCTTCCAGCTACTACAGTCAGCACCCGCCGTATCATCCCATGAACATGGATTGATGATATAGGGCGCATGGATGAAGAGACGTAGGTTAAGGGTCTCGACGACCAGTCTAACCTTATCACAGGTAGAGGGCGTCCACGCACAGTGGGCAAAGGATTTCGGCGATGCCGCAAATATCTGGGCAGCCGAAAAGGAGGGAAGTTTACCATGAAGGGAATGGAGAAAGGAGGAAAAGCCGGTGCCGTGACTACCGACACCAGTGCCGCAGTGATAACCGATAGGAGGAATAGACATTGTGTGCATCCTCTAATAAATTAAACCGCACACTTTCAATTTTTTCACTCGCCCCCGTAGGGTATGAATTACGAGATACTACTTTTGCTTTTAGTAACAGTACTTCTGTTACTCATCGTATGTGGCGTATTTACCAAAGCCGATACGATTTTCCTATGTACAACATTTTTTGACTGCCCGAAGCGCGATAGTTGGGCACTCTTTCAAAATGGTATAAATAAACTCATCAATCTCCACGACCCACAGACCCTTGCGCGCATTGACAAATGGATTGTTATTAATGAATACTGTAAGAAACCCAGGGCAAATTGGGCAAAACTTATGCATGAACAGTATCCGTTTATTACCTTTTTACAAAAAGGTGAACACGATGAAGGGCAGGTGAAATCACTCAACATACTACTTCCATACATAACTCCATATAAGTATTGGTTTCATTGGGAGGAGAGTTGGTACCCAGTACGCGCCTTCCTTACTGAGGCATTTAATATCATGGACACGACGGATATTACTCAACTTCAGTTAACAAATAATGAGCAGGATAAGATTGACTGGATGAAACGGACAACCGAACAGAAGACATGTACAACCGATTATTGTATTGTTCATCATTCCAAGATGATAGACGAGAATCTAGGGCAAAATAAGATTAAAACATTTGATCAGTTGGTTAGATACTGGCCCCTGTACTCCTTACAGCCGTCACTCAATCGTGTGAGGTTTTACGATTTTGGTAATTTCTCCACACGCAAGTTCCCGCCGCCACTGGTGGCAGAGTACGACTTTGCTGAGCGTTGGTACACCAAAGGCGGTGTAAAGGCGGTGTTCAAGGAGGGACCGCTCAAAAAGCCGGCAAATTATATCAGTACGCACGACTAACGGTCTAAATACGCGGCGCATTTATTTAGTAAAATGCCGCACACGGTCCAGTACGCATCCGATCTTCATTTAGACCATCTTCCCCCAAATATAGACTTCAAAACACTTATCACCCCTGTTGCACCTATTCTTATTCTTGCAGGCGATATAGCCTCGGTATGGTCCAATATCTACCAAGATTTTCTTGTATGGTGTTCCATTAATTGGAATCATGTGATTCTCATTGCAGGAAATCATGAATATTTTTGTAATGACCCGAAGATGCCCCGCAGTCGCCAGGATACGGAGCAACTATTGAAGCGCCTCAGTGCTGTACTTTATAATATCCATTATCTACAAGCCGGTCAAACCTATACGATTCCCAATACCAAACTTGTCTTTATTGGTGCTACCTTATACTCAGATATTGATCCCGAAATTCATGACGAAGTACTCGGCAAAGGCGATTTCACAAAGACATTTATAGAGCGCGGTGACAAACTCTGCCGAACGCATCCTATTGACCACCAAAAAGCGCACAAACGCCATAAACAATTACTCGCCGATGCCATTCGCGCCGTTCCACGAAATCATAAAGCGGTCGTCATCACTCATTATCTTCCTACGCATCGGCTTCTAGAGCCCGAGTATCAGGATGACTGCTGGCGGTCCTGTTATGCGTCCAAAGACGACGATCTGTTTAGACTACCGGTCCGTGTATGGATTTGCGGGCACGGACACCGCAGTGCCTATATCCACGCAAAGAATAATATCCTTGTCGCTATGAACGCCCGAGGATATAAGCAGTACGAACTTAATCGCAAAGTGGATGTTTACCAGCCAACGGCGGCATTCATTCTCTAACCCCATTGTAAGGAATGGCTGATAATGCCGCAAAATTAGCAGCCGAGAGAGCAAAATGGCACCGACAACATTTATTGGCGGTGCGATTACTTACACGACAAGGAAGAAATACGAGCAATTTTACACATAAAAATCTGGAAAAAAAGATAAGAAATATGCTGAATGCCGAAAAGCTAGAAAGAAAGGTGTCTAGAGCAGCCAGAACAGAAAAAGAAGAGCCGCAG